TTAAGTGTGCAGGGTTTGGTATGCCACGGGGCGAACTAAGCAAAGAGGCAGATAATATTGCTGTTATGAATGCAATGCATCCATTTAAAGAGTACAATGAACTACCACTTGTGAGCACCGGCTGTGACAGCTATGCTAGTTGGCATCCTGACTTTAAGAATCTCAGTCCGATGCTTACTAGCGAAGCTATTGTGGATCGTATCATGGAAATCATCCCGCACAAACAGTGGGTGGACGAGCATTTGGTTATCACAGGCGGTGAACCATTGCTGGGCTGGCAACGTGCTTACCCTGACTTGTTGAGTCATGCCAATATGAAGGCGTTGAAAGAACTGACTTTTGAAACAAATGGCACTCAAAAACTCACCAAAGAATTTAAAGATTATCTGCATGTGTGGGCTGCCCCAGGTAGAGAAATCACATTCAGCGTCAGTGCCAAATTGCCTGGCAGCGGTGAAAAGTGGGAGGATGCAATTTGCCCCGATGTAGTTTGCGAGTATCAAGAAGTAGGCACTGTGTACCTTAAACTGGTTGTGGCTACTGAACAGGATCTACACGATGCCGAACAGGCAGTAGAAGAATATCGACGTGCTGGCTTTAGAGGCCATGTGTACTTGATGCCGGTGGGTGGTGTGGAAAGTGTATATTCGCTAAACAATCGAGCCGTGGCATTGATGGCCATGACACGTGGTTGGCGTTACAGCGACAGATTGCAAGTACCCTTGTTCAAGAACGAGTGGGGCACCTAAATGCTAGGTGACATCGGTCCAGTGGATTTAGTAAATATTAAAATTTCTTATAACCGCGAATGGGCATTGAATCAGGTAAACAATTGGAAAATGTACTTTTGCCTGTGGCCTAGGACCTGTCACTTGACTGGAAAATCAATTTGGTTTGACCGGTGCTATCGTGGCACTAGAATGATTACTGGGCCTGGCGATCCTATTATTGTAGACTACTATATAGACCAGTTTGAATTTATTACATGGAAACTAAAACAGTGAGCGGCGAAAGCGACAAAAAGTCAAACATTCTCAAAGGTCGCGACAGTTACGACAGTACCAGCACCGGTGCGATTATTCCGTTCCTCAACAGGAATGTTACCCCTTATGCCACCGAATCAAGTGGCCCAAAATTTGATCTAGTTCCGGTCACGCAACAAAAAGATTTAATGATCAATCATGCCAGGATGTATGCCCAGCAAGAGTATGATCGCATCATGGAACTGGTTCGAGTGCTAGAAGGACAAGCTCAACAAATCAAGCGTAGACTGGAAGTAACGGATGCAGTACATGCAGCCGAGTTTCAATTCAAGCTGGTCATGGGCAATTGTTATTGGCTAGTGTGGGATAAGAGATTAGAAAAAACGTTATTGGTTCACAATGGACCCAATGACTGGAGTTCCAGTGCTCCAGTAGATTACGTGTACCAAACACAGGTAAAGTACATGGGTGATCACACTTGGTTAGAAGTCAACGAGGAATAATATGGGAATACTTGATAAATTTTTAAAGAAACCGGTTATAGTTACACCTGAGCCGCCACCAGTTGTGGAACTGGTCCCAGCGCCAAAGCCCAAAAAGCCCAGAATCAAACGAGAACCAAAACCAGTAACACCACCAGCAAGTGTAGCAAAGGAAGCGGCAACAGCACGTGGAGAACCATACGTGGCTGTACTAAGCGTGGAGTTGGATCCCGCCAATGTTGGCAATGGTGCATTTGAGTTGGATTGGAATGATATATTCTTGGCCAAGTTGATCCGAGCAGGATACAAAGGCAAAAACGATCAGCAAATTGTTGACCAATGGTTCCAAGAAGTTTGCCGAAATGTTCTAATGGAAAATTTTGAACAGTTCGAAGCCAATAACCCACGCGGAATTGACCGAAAAGATTTGGGCAACGGTTTATCTGAAATAGGTTGACAAGTACACAGTAATATGCTATTATTACTACATGAAATACTTAATCGTTGATACTGCTAATACCTTTTTTAGAGCTCGTCATGCGGCCCACAGACAAAGTGATACATGGGATCGCTTGGGCTTTGCTATCCACGTGACCTTGGCCAGTGTCAACAAAGCCTGGCGTGATCAAGGTGCTGACCACGTGGTGTTCTGCCTCGAAGGGCGTAGCTGGCGCAAGGACTTTTATGAGCCGTACAAAAAGAATAGAAGCGTGGCGAGAGCTGCTCTTAGCGAAGCCGAAGCTGAAGAAGATCGACTGTTCTGGGAAGCGTTTGACTCGCTCAAACAGTTCCTTGGCGAGCGAACAAATTGTACTGTTCTCCAGCACAACCAATTGGAAGCAGATGACTTGGTGGCAGGATGGATTCAAAGTCACCCTGAGGATCAGCATGTAATAGTATCAAGCGACACCGACTTCCATCAGCTATTGGCCGCAAACGTGGTACAATACAATGGTATTGCAGATGAGTTGCATACGCTGGAAGGCATCTTGGACAAGAAAGGCAAACTGGTCATTGACAAAAAGACCAAAGAGCCTAAACGTATTCCGGACCCCAGCTGGATCTTGTTTGAGAAGTGTATGCGCGGTGATCCCACTGACAATATCTTCAGTGCTTATCCTGGTGTGCGCACCAAAGGTAGCAAGAACAAGGTGGGACTTGAAGAAGCCTATGCTGATCGCAATGCACAAGGATTCGCGTGGAACAATCTCATGTTGCAACGTTGGACAGACCATAATGGTGTTGAGCACAAGGTACTTGACGACTATCAACGCAACTGTGTGCTAGTGGATCTCAAGGCACAACCCGACAACATCAAAGCTGTCATGGCTGAGACTATTGCGGCAGGGCAGGCCACATTGAATCGCCCTATGGTAGGCGCACAGTTCTTAAAGTTCTGCGGCAAGTATGATCTCAAGCGCATTAGCGACAATGCACAAAGTTTTGCTGAGTTTTTATCTGCAGGTTATCCAGAATGAGTTACAATCGTACCGAACAACAAAATCTGAATACCAACGCCTTTGAAGACCCCGACGTTGGGGACTATTGGCATGAACGGTTCAGTCCTTATTTTATCATTGTTAAAAAATCTCCAGTGGGCACTAAACTGAAATACATCGTGCTGAGTTGCTATGGTGGCACCAGTGCCAGAGTTGACAATAAAGATGGCACTTGGAGTTTTGACTATAGTAAAAGTATAGAAGTTGATTGTACTTGGATCTCTGAACAAGTCCGCTACAAAAACATTAACGGATTTGTGGCGGACGTAGTTCGTAATAGTGAGAAGAACAAGTCTGTTGTTAAAGAATGGAAACAGTTCCACGCACAGCGATTGGTTAAAGAATTGAGAGAGTTGGGCCCCGAAGTTAGCCAAATGATTTTACAGGCAGAGTGGTAAATGATTTATATCAATATTAATATCCGCAATCCCTGGAGTAATCGTTTTGAAAACGTAAAGAACTGGGCTGGACAGATTTCTACATGGAAGTGGTGGGAAGTCGAAATACTCAAAACTGAAAACTTGTTTAGGTTTGAGTTTCAGTATACCATCCGGCAAGACCACGCCGGAGTACAGTTGGAACTGGGTGTGTTGGGTTGGGAATTACATTCCGGCATACACGATAGCCGCCATTGGGATTACGAAAATAAAAACTGGGTCACATACCCACAAGGAACAGAATGATGACATTAAAAGCTAAACCTATTGTAAAGAATAAATTTTGGATTGTTGAAGCTGACGGCGAACCAGTGGCCACTATCCAGGCCAGCCCCGATGGAGTGGTGTTGGTCAAGGATCAACAAAGAGAAAAGTTTACATCGTTTAAAATACTCAGTGCCAAGTACAACATCAAAGTTGATCGTGGTAGTGCATCAACCACTGCACCCAGGACCATATACGACTTTCCCATTGACTCAAAGAGCTACAATGAGATTTACGATGTGCGCAGACGCTTGCCTTTTTACACCAAAACAGCCAAAAGCAAGAGCTTTTTTTGTGCAGGATACTATGCAGTATGCATTAATGATCAGTGGAGCGAGCATTTTTGCCCCAAGGTGATCACATTAAATCGCTATCAATATCTTGGACCGTTTGCCACCAAGGAACAGGCACAGCATGCAATCAACTCACAATAATATCATTAACTACACATAAAACTGAGATAAATAAACATATCAAGTGAGATTATTATGTCAAGACCAAAGCCAAATGTTATACTAGAGTATCTAAACAAGAGCAACTACAAGTGCGACCAAGTCTTGAGTAGCGAGGGAATTTGGGCTGTATTTTACGACAACAAACCTATCAATCTCAAGACAATGTGTGTACTTATTACGTATCCGGGCCCGAAATATAAAAAGGTTAGTTTTAGTAATCCGGGTCATGCAATCAATTTGGCCAAGAAACTGAACGTATTGTATAGCACTAACAAATTCAGTGTTGTGGTACTGACCCAAGGTGAACAAATCTTCCCTTGATCAGGATATTGTAATTAAACAATACAATATTCAGTCTGCTAGATCTACAATATTTTTTAACCCCACCAACCACAAAAGTCTTAGGCTAAGCCGGACAGGATGGAATATGTTTGCCAAACAGGTCAAATCGTACAGATTCGATCTACCAGTTGCAATGCGACCAAGAACATTGATCCAATTGGAACGTTATATAGAACATCTGTACTATATACATACCTTGAAATCAATCAGTGTGTTTGATGAGCAAACAGCAGTAATGTTGGTGCTGAACGCCAACAATCTTCAAAAATACCTAGACGACTTAGGGAGCGAACAATGACACAGATGTACTATTTTGCATACGGCATGAATACCAATCGGGACAGCATGCAGAACCGCACACCAACCAGCACAAGTCTGGGGCGAGCCCAATTGAGAGATTTTGAATTTAGATTTGCATATCATGCAGATGTGGTATCCAAGCCAGGCAAAATGGTTGAAGGTGTGTTATGGTCAATTGACCAACATGGATTGCAGACTTTGGATGCATTTGAAGGTTACCCAAATTACTATGACCGAAAACAAGTAGTGGTTACCTGCAAAGGTAAAGAATACACTGCTTGGGTTTATGTAATGACTCCGGGACATGTTTTGGGCATACCCAGCAAGTATTACAAGGATCTACTGCTGGAAGGTTACACTCAGCACAGGATTCCGGTTAACCAAATTTTGGAAGGACTTTGCCAAGCTGGGGATTATGAGATTGACAAAGCCAACAAACTAATATATAATTAACTTTTACTATCACAGAGAGCTTGTATGAACAATACCCTATTAGATGTGTATCGCAAACCTGTTGTAACCTTTGATCCCACAAACGAAGATCACAGACGTTATGTTGCAGAGTTCCAAAGACAAAACACCTGGAGCACTTCGCCTGTGTTATTTCATGCTCCAGGTGACATCAGTATCAAGGCATTCACTGCCGAAGAACTGTTGCGTTATTACTTGGCAAAAGAATTTGCTGTACAGGCACAGGCTCCTAAAAATCTTCTTAAATCCCGCAAAAAACAATCAGCATGAGCTACGAAGAACATACATTTCTGTTGAGTTGGGATCAGCAAGGTCTCGAAAGTTGTATTGATATTACCGAACACGAACAGGCACGTACATTTGCTGTGCTGAGTGA